CTCGTGCGAGTGTCACTCCGCACAGTTACATCAAGTAGGTAACTGTGCGGAGCTCTGAAACCTATTCTTCCGACTTATTTTCGGGAGGAGGGACGTCGGAGGCTTCAGCCGCCGGCGTTGGACTTCCGGCGGGCGCTTTTGGGGCTTCTGCCAGCCCCATTTCGACCAGCTTTTCGCTGTTCTTTGGGTCGCTTACAAATGTGTAAAACTCCCCTGCGTCGTTTCTAAATTCACGACGTAATTCCGCAGGTAGCTCCATAAAACTTTCCTTAGCGCCATTAACCATGTCTAAGGCTTCTTTAAAACCAACAGTTTGACTAAAATCACCATATTGCGCTTGACCGCGCTGAACGTGATTTATCAACCCTGTTGAATCATATTTCTTAATAATATTGCGAACATCCACTTCCTCTTTAAAGTGTTGTTGCGTCATGCTCTCGCCTTCGGGTTTCATAATGACCCTACGGCGCTCACCGTCATACGGTGTTGCGAATTGAACTACCTTTTTCGTCATCTGTTAATCCTTTCAAGTATTGCCATGCCTAACTCTGTTATTCCGCCTACACCTGCGTCACCTAATTCTTCTGCAAATACCGCTAATAACTTGCCAAATCTTTTGCCGTTAATATGCAAGCCATGCCTACCAGTTCCTTTTTGCCCAGCGCTTTCTGGTAACATTGTTGACTTTTTTAATGTGTTCATTAAAGCGCGCGCTGCACTTCTATAAGGTTCTTGCAATCCTGTTAAATCGCCTGCTAAACCTGCTTCGAAAGCTTTTAACGCTTTACTTTCGAATATATTTTTGGCGGTATACTGTATTTCTGCCATTGAAACGTTTTCACGCTCTAACATCGCTAACGTGCGATTTTCTATGGCGGTTTTTGTTTGTATATTTTTTGCAGACGCTACTTTTGAGTAGGCGTCTACACCAGGTTGTATAATATTTCCGATATTTGCCATTGCTCCGGACGGAGTGCTAGCTCCGCCTACTTTCGCTGCTAAAATCGGGTTTAAACCGGCTTTCCTCATATCATCCATCGCTCTTTGATATGAGGTATTAGACATTTTCTCCTGAAATTCCATTTGGTCTCTTGCTTGCGCTATATTGGCTCTATTGGCCATATGCTGGCCAATTATACCTGCGCCTCCTGCTATTGCGGCTGATAATGGATCCATCACTTACACTCCGTTACATCGAGTCCCATAGCGTGACTAACAGAACAAACAGCGTCAGCCCAATCAGCATAGTTATTTGCAATAAGCCATACGACAGCAGCACCCAGAAAAACAGGGAGGATAACACGCTTAACAATGCCCATATAAATAACCAACTTGGCATTCATTCTATCCTCCTAGAAATGGTCAATTAGTCCTGGCACGCTGTACGTAGGCATTGGTCGTGCACACTTCATGTTGAAATGTGCATCCAAAATAATATCTGGCTCAGTTGGTACTGCTACTACTCTGTTTACTGGTGGATTTTCTTCTATGAATGACGCATTCAAGACCGGAAGCGCACTGAAATCTTGAGCAAGGTGCCAACTATCGAGTGATTGCGCATAGTTAGAACGCATCTGACCCGTAATTTGCGAAGGCTTATAGCGATATTCTGCAAACCGTTCTTGATATCCAAATACATCATCGTCTGTTGTTGTCCCTTGTGCGTATATTTCCTTATTGAGCACAGCTTGCTCGCCAATGTGGGCGAGGGCAGGCCAATAAAAATCCCACCTATCCCTACGGCTAAACTGCCGTGGGAGCCCTTGCTGATAATTCAAATCAGCAAATACACAGGCCATACCGATAATAACGCTATGCTCTGTGAATGACTTACTAAATCCATGACCGCTAAAACCTGTCGTAGCGAAAGCACTCATATTACCTTGAGGCGTTGTCGCATCAGTTGAACTTGTCTGCGGTATTGGATTGATATTTATACGGTCTTTGCCGCCACCCAAATATTCTGGGCGCTGTAACCGCGCATCTGGTGAAACTACACCAAAGTGTGACCGAACTATCTCGGTATATCTTGTGCCGCCACGAGCGTCACGCTCATATAATCTTTGAATCTGAAACGCTTCTCGCAACTGGTTTATTGTTGCTGCGGTTGCGTTACTTAAATCTGCCTGTAATGGTTGCCCAGTTGCTGCACCATTCCAATAAACGTCAGTGCCAGAACCTGCATCTCGCAGAGACCCTGCCACGCCGTTCTCGTTATCTACTGTTACAGTTGGTTGGCCACCTTGTGTATCTACAAATATTGGTGCGGCTGTGCCTAATGGCAATTCTACAGCGTCGCCCTTTTGTGGCCACGGTAAACAACTTGTAAAATAATCATGACGCTTCCCGCGCTTTAGCAATACATAATCTGCTAAATTATCCGGGCCATCGTCTTTATCAACTACCACCGAATTTTGTAGGTTTTGGTCTCTAAACCACTCATTCCAAATTAATGCATATGCTCTACCTGCAAAATTATTCCAGGTCAGGTTTACACCTGTTGGTACTCCAAAATAGTCGTACAATGTACTGTTAGTGACTGTCCCACTAACTTCCGGCACCAGATAACTTGTGCTATCGCCCGGGTTATCTTGCTGGCCGCAAAACTTTTCCCAGTTGTCCCATATAAGTCTATATGGAACTGCAAAGAAAAATGTTTCTAAGTACAAATTATCCATAAACGGGTTAATCGGCGTTGCTAAACGTCCAAAACCCGTCATTCTTACGTTATACGTATCGCCCGGTAGGGCTTCGTCAAACAGTATTGGTATTAAATACCCTGCATCGAAAGTGGTTTTTAAACCATGGTCACGGTTGAACACAGACCGTTGTATTTCTGCTTTCGGTACACGACTGAAATCGTGATTCATAACTGAGGGTAATGCGCCTGCTGCTCCACCAAACATTTTTTACTCCGTTTTAAGTTTTTCCAATTGGATTAAATCCATTGGGTCGTTTTCAATTATTCCTGTTACTGGGTCAAAAGTGCCCAGTTTTACTAAATCGTAATCTTCACTGAACATCGCTAACGGATGTTCCTTGTTCTGCAACAGCTGTTGAACTGCTCTAATCGCTGTTGCGTCTGTAATTTCAACAAATGGCGCGTTATATTCCTGCGCTTTTTTGTCAAAAACTGAATAAATTCCCTTCATTTTTTTACTCCCTTTGATTGAACTTCCAAAATTTACATAATATACATTATCAGACGGCATATTAAATATCCCTGATAAGTCTTTGTAATTGCTTTATTTTTACTTCCTCTTCAACCCATAATCTATCCATCTCATGGTTGTAGTATTCATAAAGCGTATCGTTAGCTTCATCTCTTTTTTTCTTTATGTCAAGTAATTCTTCCTCTGACAATAAAGTATCATAATATCTGGGCGGTTTTACTTTCCGCCCATTTAAAACCACATAGTCATGTGGATAAACATCTTTCTTATATTTTTTAAACCACTCATACCCAATCCCGCTTTTGCGGGACATAGTACAATACTCTGGTTGGAGGGGAAGAATTTCCCCTGTGCCCGGGTGCACTGTTTTATAGTGCTCTTCCGCTGCGTCCCCTTTTACTTTTTTCATTACATAACGCGCTACATAAGCCGCGCTATTAAATGTCACATCACCTATTGTGCTGTGACCATAAGGCCAGAGTTCTTCTAGCTCCTCTGACCTATACAATCTTATATTGTCTCTTTTTTGCCATAATTTCTTATCTGGAAAATCATGGCCGAATAATATCGCATGATAATGCGGTCTTTTATTTTTTTCTCCATATTCGCCACAATGGAAAAATCTTATTTTTTTATCGTGCTTCTTTCTCAGCCTTTTCATAAAAAGCTGATAATCACGCACATTAAGAGAGTAGGGGTTCTCTCTTTGCAATAAACTCTCATCGTTAAAGGTTAACGTGATAAAACTATTGTTAGTGTGCATTTGCGCCTCATGGACGCACCTTATTGCCCACTGTCGGCTATATAACAACCGACAACCTACACATTGCCCACAGGGCAAATTAAAACCCTTTGCAAAGGCAAAGGGCTTGTTGAAAGTAACTTTGCCATCTAGCTTAAAAGCTAACAGCGGGTGATAACACCGTGTTCTGGCACTCATTTATAATCTGATGCCTCCGCGCATTGGCGCAGACATATTCTTACGTGATACTTTCATTGCTTTTTTTGTAAAGTCCCTGCGGGACTTCTTTCGTGACATCTTCTTCCTGTAAGCCATTTTATGTCTTCCTTTCCTGTACGAGTGTCACTCCGCACAGTTACATCAAGTAGGTAACTGTGCGGAGCTCTGAAACCTATTCTTCCGACTTATTTTCGGGAGGAGGGACGTCGGAGGCTTCAGC